GGTTTAGATCCATTTGATCTAGTTCAGCTTGAACTTTTGCAGAGTTTGCTTGTGATTGAACAAGTTTGAATTGTTCCGCAATTACGTCGTTTTGAATGTAGGCATTCCGTTCCTGTTGGCTCGTAAGATGGCCTTGGATATTTGTTAAATTTTCAGTTTCCTTCATATTAACAAGTTCTTGTTTTTGACGACGTGCAGCCATTGCGGTAGCGGTAGCTTTAAAACCCTTGGAAGTGTCGCCTTGATAAGAGGCTCCAGAGGGTGAGCTGGCGCCTTTGCCGCCAGCAGATAGGATTGGGTTTAAGCCCGCTTTTCGTAAGTCTTTGACTTGACGTTGGTGGGCAGTGTTAGACATGCGTTCTTGGAACTGCATTTGTTTTGCGGCGCTGCCAGCGGAGATACGTTCTCCGTGGACAGAACCGAGGGCGCTAAGAGCGCCACCCAGTAATCCTGAAAACATAGTAATCTCCTTAGAAATGGTCGATTAGGCCGGGTACAGAGTACACAGGCATAGGGCGGACACATCGTAGCGACATGTGTGAGTCGAAGATGAAGTCGGGTTCCGACGGAACAGCGACGATACGGTCGATTGGTGGATTGTCTTCAATGAATGAAGGGTTTAAAGCGGGAAGAGTTGCGAAGTCTTGGGATAAATGCCAAGCATCGAGTGAAGCGGTCGCATTGGACCGGAAGAGTGAAGTAATGGTAGAAGGTTTATAGCGGTATTCCGCATAACGTTCTTGATAGCCGAAGACGGCGTCATCGGTGGCAGAACCATCAGCAAAGATTTCTTTGTTAAGGATAGATTGTTCGCCAAGATGAGATAGAGCAGGCCAGTAGAAGTCATAGCGTGTAGAACGCGAGAACATACGGTTAAGGCCTTGTTGATAAGTTAGATCGGCACGGACGGAAACCATGCCGATAATGATGCAGTGTTCGGTGAAAGATTTAGAGAAGCCATGATTATGAAGAGTGGCTGTTCCGAAAGCTGCAAGGTTGCCTTGAGGTGTAGTTGCATCAGAGGCAGATTGTTGAGTAACTGGGGTAATGTTTACCGCAGTAGAGCCGCCACCGAGGTATTCGGGGCGTTGTAGTCGTGCGTCAGGAGAAGAGACGCCGAAGTGGGATTTTATTAGCTCGATATATCGAGTTCCGCCGCGGGCGTCACGTTCTAAAAGGCGTTGTACTTGGAACGCTTGTCGTAGTTCATTAATTGTTGCCGCAGTTGCATCTGATAAATCAGCCTGTAAGCCGGTAGAATCACCCCACCTAGCATTAGTTGCCGCAGCAGGTGCGGGAGATAAATAGACTTCGTTAGTATTAACATTCAATTGACGTTGGGATACAGCATCAGCAGCAGTAACCATAGAAATGTTAGCACCAGTAGAAACAACTGGAGCAGTAGATCCTAAAGGAAGTTGGACGGCTGCGCCTTTTTGTGGCCAAGGTAGTGCAGAGGTGAAGTAGTCGTGGCGTTTGCCTCGACGTTGAAGGGTGAAGTCGGTGTCTGGATCGGGCCCATCACCGCGTGAGACAGTTAGAGAGTCTTGTAAGTTTTCGTCACGGAACCATTCGTTCCAGACGAGATTGTAGGCTCGATGCCACATAGCGGAGTGTTCGAGACCTGCAATTTTAGTAGGTATGCCGAAGTAATCGGACATAGAGCCCTCGGCGTAACCGCCAGCGGGAGCAGTAGTGGTAGGGATTAAGTAGTCAATGGAATCGCCGGGATCGATTTGTTCTCCATTGAATTTTTGCCAATTATCCCATAGAAGACGCATAGGCACTGAGAAGAAGTGCGTGTCCATGTACATATTGTCCATGATGGGATTTATAGGTGTGGCAAGACGTGCGAAGGCAGTCATGTTTAATTTGAAGGTGTCGCCGGGCAAAGCCTCGTCGACAAGGATAGGGATTAGTTTTCCGGCGTCGAAAGTCGTTTTCACGCCGTGAGAGCGGTCGAATGACGACCGTTGTATATCAGCCTTGGGTATTTGGCTGAAGTTGTGAGACATTACGGATTTCATATTATTATTCCTTTGGTTGGACAAATTCAATCGCTACAAAGAGCGATTTTGGGGTTGGTAAGAGGTCGAATTTAGAGTTTGAATCATCGTAAGTTCCTAGTTCGAATAGAGTGTAGTCGCCGGGGTGTTGGGCGAAGGGGGATTCAGGATCTTGGACCGAGTCTGAGAATGTGCGGACTGCAAGTCCGGTAGAGTTTAAGTATACGGGATTAGAGTAGCTTTCAGCTTTTGAGTCGTAGATGGTGAATAGTTTTTGTAACATGTTAGATTTCCTCAAGGGTTCGGTTTAGCAGTTTTGCCTGTGCCTGTTTTACTTTATGTTTGACGTGTAGGCGTTCAGGGGTATTGTCTGCTGAGTATTTTTCGGCATTAGTGAGCCGATCATGTTTTATATCATCGTAGAGGAAGGGATTTTCCTTTTCAAGGATAGAGTCGTAGTACTTTGGTGGTTGCATTGGGATGCCTTTAATTATGACTTCGTCAGAGGGATAGACATCGGATTTATAGGTTTCATACCATTTATTAGCCACGCCGGGACGGCGAGACATGGTAGTGTATTCGGGTATGATTATATGTTGTTCGCCAGTGACTGGATCGTCATAGCGGTAATGTTCATCGGCTTGTTTGCCGTTGATTTTTTTCATAATGTAACGGGCAGTATATGCCGCAGTTTTGAAGTTTAATTCTCCTATGGTGCAGAAGCCACCAGTAATGGGTTTATTAGTTTTGTCATCTGTTGATGACCAGATTTCCTCAAGTTTAGCTGAGGTGTAGAGTTTATCCCCGTTTTTAGTCGTTTTATAGAGTTTTTTATCGGGGAAGTCGAAGTTGAATAGGCATGCATGATAGTGAGGACGGTTATTTTGTTCACCGTATTCACCGCATTGATAGAAGCGGATGCCATGTTTAAATTGCCAATCTTTGTGTTCCTGAGTTTCAGGGTTTTCAGATGGCCAAGGGTTAGTAGGTACGTATTGTTTACGTAATCGTTTCATGAATTTTTGAAAGTGTTGTTTATCCAGACTGTGATTAGCTGGAAGAGTTTCGGGAGAATAGGTTAGTGTAATGAAGCAATTTTCCTCATGAAGGGAAGCTTCGTGGACGCACCGAAGGGCCCATTGTCGAGATTTCTCGAAACGGCAGCCTATGCAGGAGCCACAAGGAATGGTGACCTCGGTATCGTCTTGAGCGTATTTTAGATTGAATACGATTTTTCTCTTATTTTTAGCAGTAAGCTCTTTCGAGCGGTAGCCAATAAGAGGTGAGTAGCAAGGCATTATAATCTTATGCCTCCTCGCATAATGCCGGAGGTGCCTTGAATGTTTTTGTTATGAATCCGAGTACCCTTTTTGAAGGAGCGCTTTGAGCTTTTGCGGGACATTTTTGAACGTTTCATAGATTTTCCTTATTAAGTAAGTAAGTAGTAGTTTGAGAGTGGTTAGTAAACCACGTTTTTTAGGGAGTTTCCACTGTTTGGTGTCACTCCTGACAATTACATCAAGTAGAGAATTGTCTGCGGGGCCATGAAGGCCCCTTTTGCTAACGCGTTTCACTTGTTGAATCCTACGCTAGCGCTTCGGATTTTTCGATAGGTTCTATCGTTTGTGGAGGTGAAATAGCTATTTCGGGTTTAGAGTAGTCGTCGCGTAGGAGGCCGAGTTTGTGGGCCTCGTCGACGTTCTTATCATCGTGTACGAATGAAAGGAGTTGAGCAGGATCGTTTTTAAAACGCTTCCTGAGAGCGCTAGGGAGTTCTTCGAACATAGAGTTTGCGCTTGCGACGGTTTGCATGTACTCCTGATAGTCGGTTCCGTCGAGGTCCCGGTATTCACCGGGGTTATAGTTTTCAGGCATTACGCCTGTTTTATTATAGTTTTTTAGAATGTTATTTACATCACATTCGTTTTTAAAGGACTGTTTAGTCCTAGAGAGTCCGGTAGTCTCGAAAGAGACCCGAACGTGTGGAGAGTAAGCGGTACGGAATTGGATATCCGTGATTTTTGGTTCAGTTTTAGTTTTCATGGTAGTTACCTTGATCTAATTAGAGTTTTAGCAACGCGTGCACCATCTGGAAGTTTTTTCCAGAGGTTTAGATCCATTTGATCTAGTTCAGCTTGAACTTTTGCAGAGTTTGCTTGTGATTGAACAAGTTTGAATTGTTCCGCAATTACGTCGTTTTGAATGTA